CTTTTAAAGTTACTGCAACAAATGCAATTGGAACAAGTTTAGAAAGTGCTTCTTCAAATAGCACAACTCCTTCTGCTACTCCATTATTTGAAACACTAATGGTAGCCGGTGGAGGTTCTGGAGGAACAGGAATTGGTGGCGGTGGTGGAGCGGGTGGTTTAATATATCAAACCGCTGCACTTACTATTGGCACTGCATACACTTGCACTGTTGGTGGTGGAGCACCAGTCCCAACTGGTGGCACTGGAGCGCATGGAGCCAAAGGAACTAATTCAAATATAACAGGAACTGGAATAAGCCTAACAGCAGCCGCTGGTGGCGGTGGCGGTGGCTCTTATGGAGATGCCGCCGCTCACACTAGTCGTGATGGTGGTTCCGGCGGCGGCGGTCATTTTAATTCACAACCAGGCGGTTCTGCTTCACCTGCTGGACAAGGTAATAATGGATCAGCCGGTGGAGCGAGTCCTTATTTTGCAGGTGGAGGCGGCGGTGCTGGTGCTGCTGGTAGCGTATCAAATGGAGGTTCTGGATCTAATGTTTACTCTGTTTGGGCATCTGCCACTTCATCAGGTGCTAGTGGATATTTTGCCGGTGGCGGTAGTGGAAACAGATATGATAACGCCGGCAATGGTGGCAGTACAGGTGGCGCAGGTGGCGGTGGTGGTTCGGCTGGTAATACTAATGGAACTAGTGGAACAGCCAATACCGGTGGCGGTGGCGCTGGCGGAGGTTGGGTGAATCTCGCTGGTGGCGGTGGAGGAAGCGGTATAATTTTGATTAGATACCCATCTTCCTATCGAAACGCTACAACAGTAACAGGGGCGGCAAACTCAAACTCGCCATACACTTCTGGCGGATATAAATACTACAAATTTAATGGAACCGGCGCATTTACATTTTAATTATTTGTTAAGTTTATAAATTGTGTTATAATAAAACAAGGAGGTAGTAATTAATGGCTACAACAACAAGTAAGGCGCTCTTTCGTGGAGCAGCATCAACATCAAATACAACTCTTTATACCGTTCCAAATACATCAACGGCTGCAGTAGTAACTAATATATTAGTTGCTAATACTGCAACTTCAGCAGCAACATTTGATTTATCAATAGATGATATTCAAATTGCTAACGATGTGGCTGTAGCAGCAAATGATACTCTAAGCATTGATCTTAAACAAGTAATTCCAGCAAATGCTACACCAAAAACTATTAAAGGTTTAGCCTCTGCAACAACAGTTATTTTTCATATTTCAGGCGTAGAAATTGTATAAAAAAATAAAACAAGGAGGTAGTAAGTAATGGCTACAACAACAAGCAAGGCTCTTGCTAGAACAGCAGCAGCAACAAGTAATACAACCCTTTATACGGTTCCAAATACATCAACAACAGCGGTGGTAACTAATATTGTTGCTACAAATACCGCAACTTCAGCAGCAACATTTACAATAAATATTGATTCAGTTGCACTACTAAGTGGTGTTGCTTTAGCGGCAAATAGTTCTGCATTTTTTGATTTAAAACAGGTAATTCCTGCAAATGCTACACCAAAAACAATTACCGGATCCGCATCTGCTACTACAGTAAGTTTTCACATTAGCGGAGTTGAAATAGTATAATGGCCCAATCAGTATTTCCTTCAACTCGTGCTCAAAAATTTACTGAAGTATATGATGCAACTACAGCAAATTACGGAGGTTCGACAGTAAGTTGGACTGTCCCTGCCGGGGTGACTAAAATTAAAGTTACCACAATCGGTGCTGGCGGTAGTGGTGGAGACTTCGAGTGGGCAGAAGACTACGGAGTTCGTAAAGTTAGTACTGGAAATATTGATAGTACGAGTAATTCCTCTAACTCTTCCGGTGGAACTAATGGTCAAAATACAACTTTTACCTATGGAACCGGCGGAGGAGCCGTTGTCTATACAGGTGCTGGAGGTATTAAAGGTGCAACTATGTTGTGGAAAACCAAAGAAGTAAGATCTGTAGACGATACAAGCCTTTCTGTCTCTACTAGCGGTGGTAGTGGCACTACCTTTGGTTCAAATTCAGGTCCTGCTGGTACATGGACACCTGGAAAAGGGTATTCCGGATGGATTGGTTATAGTTTTATTTCAGTTACCTGGACTGCAACAACTCGTGGAGGTGGGGAAATTACTAATTATAGAAATTTTATTCCTTCCCCTGGGTGCGATGCAATCCCAGTTGTACATTCAATAGATGTAACTCCTGGGACAGTTTGTAGTATATATATAGGAGAAAATGAGGGTAACAATAATGGAGAATCCGGCGGAGTTGTAATTGAATACATTAAATAGATTAGGAGCATAAAAATATGATTGAGTACACATATACTGTAAATGATGACAACAGCGTAAAGATTGAATGGCCAAACAATGAGTGGATTCAAAAAGTCCACCCAACTCCAGGACATGTTTGGACAGCAGAGGAAGCCGGAGATTGGGCATTAAGATATATACAAGCCTCTAAGGATAATAACAACTCTATAGTAAATCCTGGCTTAGTTGAGTAGTTGAATCTCAACAGCATATTGTCGGGCTACTATAAATCCAATCTACCAATCTAATTAATAGAACTTGGTGTGATATAATAACATTATGGCTAAATACCGCAATCCAGACGAAACAGAGATGGACGTAAAGGCTCCTTCTACATACAATATTGGAAATAAACCACCATTGGTTAACTGGACCGTTGTAATTGGCGATAGCGCTGCTTTTAGAATATACGTACAAGATGATGCAAGAGATCCAATTGTAGTAGATGATTGGGATATTGAGGTAGATTTTAGACGGTACTCTGATGATGTTGGAGATGATTTAATATTTAAATTAACACCAGTACAAGTAGAAACTGACGCAGATGGAGAGTTTGTAGTTTCTTTAACTCCCGCTCAATCTAAACAACTAAGAACTGGTGATGTTTTTGATGTTCAACTTTCTGATCCTACTAGGGTTTGGACGGTATGTCAAGGAGAAATGATCATGCTCGGAGAAGTTACAGATCAATCATAATGGCTAAAGCAACCCTTACTGACATTAAAATAAAAACTAAAATAACTCCAATAAAAGATTTTAAATCTTCGGGTATAAAAACAGTTGACTATTCAAAAAAAGTACGGATTAATGAAATACTTCCATTTAAAATAAAATTAACTAACATAGGTATTGAAGGTATAAATCCTTTAAATCCTCCAGGAATTGGTATGCAGGTAATTGGTTTTTCCAACTATATTTTGTAAAAATACTATGTTATAATATAATCATGGCCCGACTATCACTAGCAAATTTAAAGTTAAAGTTTCAAACAGGAGATCGCCCTACACAAGGCGATTTTGAAGATTTTATTGACACAGCAAGCGCTCAAGCAACAGATTTGGGTAGTGCGGGAAACAATGAGTCAACAATCAACGGCATTGAAAGTGCTACAGTAATTGATAATTTTGATGCAACAGAATATAGAGCAGTTAAATATATGATCTCTATTAAAAAGACTTCTGGTGGCGAAAATAAATATTACGCAACAGAAATGACAATTCTTGCTGATACTACAGGTGTATCTGTCAGCGAGTATGGAACAATCGACAATGATGGGAATATTGGCACCATTAGCGTCTCCCGTGCTGGAAATACAGTATCCGTAACGGTTACTCCAGTTATCGGTATAACCCCAATCACCGTACGTTATGCACGTATGGGATTAAAGGCATAAAAAGGAGATAAAAAATGGCAACAGTAGACAAAGATTTTAAAGTAAAAAATGGTTTAGTTGTTCAAGGATCAACAGCAACTGTTAATGGCAAGAATGTTATTACCGCAGGAACCGTAGATGCTAAGGGTGACTTAATTGTTGGTAGTGCAGACGATGCAGTAGCACGTTTAGCCATTGGTACAAACGGACAGGTCCTCACAGCAAATTCAAGTGCAACATACGGAGTTGAGTGGTCAGCCCCAGCAGCCGTTGGTGTATTTGGTTCTTCAATTTCATTTGAAGGTGCAACAGCAGATGACTATGAGACAACTCTTGAAGTAGCAGATCCAACAGCAGATCGTACTATCACACTTCCAAACGCTACAGGTACTGTAACACTTAATGATGCAACACAAACACTAAGCAACAAAACAATTTCTTATACAAACAACACAGTTACAGTTCAAGTAGCAAATGTTTCAGATTTGACTGCAAGTGCTTCTGAACTTAACTTAGTAGATGGATCATCAGCAGGAACTATTGCAAATGGTAAGGCAGTTGTTTATGGCGCAGCAGGAGAAGTAAATGCTACAACTCTACAAATTGCTGGTACATCACTTACTGCAACCGCTACAGAACTTAACTACGTAGATGGCGTAACTTCAGCAATACAGACTCAGTTGGATGCTAAGGCTACTTCTTCAGATCTTACAACTCACACAGGTGCAACAGAGGCACATGGTGCAACTGGTGCGGTAGTTGGAACAACAAACACACAGACACTTACAAATAAGACACTTACAAGCCCAACACTTACAACACCAGCACTTGGTGTAGCAACTGCTACATCTATCAATGGAACAACCATTCCAGAGACAAAGACTCTTGTTGTAACAACAGATAAGTTAAACGTACTTGCAGCAACATCTTCTTCAGAACTTGCTGGAATCATCTCTGATGAAACTGGTACTGGAGCACTTGTTTTTGCTAATACCCCAACACTTGTAACACCAAACATTGGTGCTGCAACTGGTACATCTCTTGTTTTGTCAGGGGATTTAACAGTAAACGGTACAACAACCACAATTAACTCAACAGAAATCACAGTTGATGACAAGAACCTTACACTTGGTTCAGTAGCAACTCCAACAGATGCAGGCGCTGACGGTGGTGGTCTTACACTTAAGGGTACAACAGACAAAACCTTCTCATGGATTGATGCAACTGATGCATGGACATCTTCTGAGCACATGGATCTTGCTTCTGGCAAGGTATTAAAGATTAATGGAACTGAAGTTCTGTCAGCAACACAGTACACTGGAAATGCTGCAACAGTTACAAATGGTATTACTACAGCAAGCAAGATCTCAGCACTTGCTGCAACATCATCTTCAGAACTTGCAGGAGTTATTTCGGATGAGACAGGAACAGGCGCATTAGTATTTGCTAATACACCAACTCTTGTTACTCCAGCACTTGGTGCAGCAACTGCAACAAGCATTGCTCTACCAGATGCTCTTCTTGGATCTGCAACAGGAACCGCTTCAACCTCAGCAACAACTATTGACACTTGGTCAGCAAGCACATACTCAAGCGCTAAATATATCGTTCAAATGAAAAAGGGTACTGATATTGAAGTAATTGAAATGCTTGTAACTGTTGATGGAAACAATAACGTTTACTTAACAGAGTATGCTGATGTAGTTAGCAATGCTGAACTAGGAACAACAAACGCTGTTTACAGTGCTGGAAACGTTCTTCTTCAAGTAACTGGCGCAGCAGCAGATACAGTTGTTAAGGTAAGCAAGACATACATCGAAGCATAACAAATAAAAAGCAGGGGGTAGTAAATGCCAACAACAGATAAAGACTTTAAGGTAAAGAATGGCTTAAATGTAGCCACAACTGGTATCTTTGGAGGAACTGTTACAGTTGCTACCCCAACTGAAAATACTCACGCAACTACAAAAGCATATGTTGATAGCATTTCGGGTAGTGCAGGAGTAACCGTTAGTGGAACAGCACCAGTATCTCCATCAAATGGAAATCTTTGGTTTGACACATTAACAGAAAGAGTTCATGTTTATTATGGATCTCAATGGGTAGCAATTGCAACTCTTGAGGATGCAGAAAACTTACAAGACCACATTCACGATACCGCAATTGATGGATCTGGTCTTATTGTAAGTACATTTGTTTCTGGAGGTGCTTATAATGAACCAGGTGTTCTAGTAAGTGCAGGAAACTATAATACAGAATCGTTTGAAAATACTTATGACGGAGGTACTGCAACAGATAATTTTAATTAATTGTCTGTTATAATACAAGTAAGAAAGTTTTCTGTAGGAGGAAAATAATATGGCAACAAGAATGCAGCAACGTAGAGGTACTGCAGCACAATGGACCTCAGCAAATCCAATTTTAAATGCTGGAGAAATAGGCTGGGAATCGGACACCAATAAGTTTAAAATTGGTGATGGCACCAATCACTGGGCAAACATTGATTACTTTATTGATCAATCCTCTACAGTAAACCCAGCATTTGGTTCTAGCATTGTATTTGAAGGTGCTACAGCAAATGATTTTGAAACTACCTTAGCCGTAACAGACCCAACAGCAGATCGCACTATCACTCTTCCAGATTCAACAGGAACAGTCGTTTTGGCCGACGGTAGTGGAAACGTTACAGTTTCAGGAAACTTAACAGTAAGTGGTACAACTACTACTATTAACAGCACAACAATTAATGCTACAACAGGAATTGTTTTTGAAGGTGCTACAGCAAATGATTTTGAAACTACTCTTACAGTTACTGATCCAACAGCCGATAGAACTGTTACATTTCAAGATGCAACAGGAACTGTTGTTTTAAGAGACTCAACAGATACTTTAACAAATAAGTCAATATCACTTGGATCAAATACAGTTACATCAACTCTTGCTCAGTTAAACACTGCAATTACAGACGCTGATGTAGCATCTCTTGCAGGAACAGAAACCTTAACTAATAAAACTCTTACAAGCCCAACAATTTCAGGTCTTTATCTTTCAGACGCATCTATTGTTCTTGAAGGTAGTGATGAATCCGGTGGTGGACCTAATTTTGAAACAACTTTAAGAGTAATAGATCCCACAGCAGATCGTACAATTTACTTTCCAGACGAAACAGGAACAGTAGCACTAACTACAGATGTTGCAGATATTATATCTAATGCTTCACTAGTCACTTCAGATGATATAACAGAAGGCTCAACTAATCTTTACTATACAACAGCACGTTCTGCCCTTAAAGCAGATGCTGTATTTGTAGGCGCTTATACTTCTTTCACTTCGGCAACGAGTTCGGCAGTAGGAACACTTGCATATGCAACAGATTTAGATGCTTTTTATATCGTTGAGGCAGCGGGAACACCACCGCTTACAATTAACATATGGAAACAACTGGCACCAAGACCAACATATTCTGGCGCTTATACTTCTTTTCCTGCCGCGAGCAGCGTTCCAGATAATTCATTTGCTTACGCAACTGATGAAGGAGTCTTGTATATTCAATACAATTCAGGTCTTATTCAGTCTTGGTTTAGAGTCGCCAATTTTGGTAACGTAGTTACACAAACTTCATTTGGTGCTGCTAACGCTGACGGCGTTGCTAACACATATTCTCGTTCAGATCACTCACACGGTACTCCTTCACTTGAATCACCAGCACTTACTGGAACTGCTACAGCAGTTAATTTAACTGTATCTGGAAATTTGACGGTAAATGGAACAACAACAAACATTAACTCAACCAGCCTTGTTGTAGAAGACAAGAATGTTATTCTTGGAGATGTTGAAACACCAACTGATACAACCGCTGATGGTGGAGGTATCACACTCAAAGGTGCTACAGACAAGACTTTTAACTGGGTTGATGCTACAGACGCATGGACTTCATCAGAGCATATAAACCTTGCTTCTGGAAAGTCTTTATATTTAAACGGTACTCTATTAAAAGATGCTACAGAAACATTAACCAATAAGACTTTAACAAGCCCAGTATTAACAACTCCAACAATTAGCACTATTGATGCTGCTGGAGATTTACTTGTTGGTACCGCAGACAATACGCTAGGAAGAATTGCTATTGGAACTAATGGTTATTTATTAACTTCAAATGGAACCACTGCTGTATGGGCAGCAGCCCCAGCAACTGGACCAACTGCTGAAGAAATTGTTATGGGCGTTTATTAAAAAATAAATCACTAACCTTAAAGTAAAGATTTACACGCTTTTTTAAGCGTGTTTTTCTTTTTAAATACATGATATACTTAGGAGTGTTTTTAAATATATAAAACACTTAATATTTGCTATGAAAGGTAAACCAATGTCTGACGTATTTTCTTTTCGCTTTTCTGATGATTTTGTAAACAAATATATTGAAATTGAACCACCATTTGGGTTCAAAGATGCAGGTGGAAACTCATTAGGAGAGATTACTTTTGTTCGTACTTACTCCCGTGTAAAAGACGATGGAACTAAGGAACGATGGTATGAGGTTTGTAAAAGAGTAATCGAGGGTATGTATTCAGTACAGAAGAATCACGCAAAAGAAAACAGACTGCCTTGGAATGACTATAAAGCACAAAAATCAGCACAAGAAGCATATGACCGTATGTTTAATCTTAAGTGGACTCCACCAGGAAGAGGTCTTTGGGCTTTTGGTACCCCAATGACAATGGAAAGAAAAAACTCTGCATCCCTTCAAAATTGTGCAATGGTTTCAACCAGAGACATTGATCGCAACGATCCAGGATCTTTATTTGCATGGGTTATGGATGCTTTGATGCTTGGTATTGGAGTTGGTTTTGACACGGTAGGTCAAGAAAAAGATCTATCTATCTATGCACCAACAGAACCAGCATCTATATACGAAATTCCAGATACTCGTGAAGGATGGGTAGAATCTGTTAGACTTTTGCTTAATTCATTTTTGAGAGCAAATCAACCAATTCAAGAATTTAACTATGACTTGATCCGTCCTCTAGGAGCCCCAATTAAGGGCTTTGGTGGGGTTGCTAGCGGTCCAAAACCATTAATGGATCTACACACAATGATCCGTAAAGTAATTGGTTCTAGAGCAGGAGAGAAGTTTGATTCTAGAGCAATTGTAGATATTGTAAATCTTATTGGAACGTGTGTTGTTTCTGGAAATGTTCGTAGATCTGCAACACTTGCTCTTGGAAATCCAAATGATAAAGACTTTATTAATCTTAAAAACTCAGAAGTGTTTCCAGATCGTAACTCGTTTGACTCAGAAAATCCGGGATGGGCATGGATGAGTAATAACTCTATCTCTGCTGAAGTTGGAACTCATTATGAAGATTATGTAGATTTAATTGCAGATAATGGAGAGCCTGGTTTTATTTGGCTTGATGTTGCAAGAAATTATGGTCGTCTTGCAGATCCAGCAGATGGAAAAGACTATCGTGTTATGGGTTTTAATCCTTGTGCAGAACAACCCTTAGAGTCATATGAATTATGCACACTAGTTGAGGTTCATTTAAATCGTCATACAGACAAAGAAGATTTTATGCGTACCTTAAAATTTGCATATCTTTATGGAAAGACTGTAACCTTGCTTCCAACACACTGGCAAATTACAAACGGTATTATGCAAAGAAACCGTAGAATCGGAACATCATTAACTGGCATTGCATCTTTCACTGATATCAATGGAATGCCAACAACCAGACAATGGATGGATGAGGGATACAATAAGATTCGTCACTATGATAAAAGATATTCAGAATGGTTATGTGTTCGTGAATCAATTCGTGTAACTACCGTGAAACCTTCAGGGTCTGTTTCGTTACTTTCTGGAGCATCTCCAGGAGTTCACTGGTCTGTTGGTGGAGAGTATTTCTTACGTGCAATTCGTTTTGGAAATACAGATCCAATGCTACATTTATTTAAAGCAGCAGGGTATAAAATTGAAGATGATTTAGTATCAGCAAACACCACAGTAGTATACTTCCCAGTATCTTCAGGACATCCAAGATCTGAGAAGGATGTAAGTTTGTTTGAAAAGATTGGTCTTGCTGCAACTACACAAAAGTATTGGTCAGATAATGGAGTATCTGTAACTTTATCTTTTGACAAAGAAACAGAAACAAAGCACATTGCTCCAGCACTTCATATGTACGAAGGTCAATTAAAAGCAGTTTCTTTTCTTCCAATGGGAAATCACACTTATCCACAACAGCCATATACACAAATTACTAAAGAAGAGTATGATGGTTATGTTGGAAAGGTTGCTCATATTAATTTTGATGCAATTTATGACGGTATTGAGAACCTTGATTCCATTGGAGAGAATTATTGTACAACAGACTACTGTGAAATAAAATTAGAAACTAGCAACTAAAAATAACCTTAGTGTGGTAAAATGGAGTAATAATGACTACTGCTTCTAATTTATATGCCGAGAAAATTTTTGCCGAGCATCCGCTTGCAATTTGGCCATTAGATGATTCAGCAGATTACATATCTTTAATATCAGAAGCACAAAGAAATATCAGTACTTGGACTCTAACAAACGGAACAGTCACATCAGGATCAGTTCCAGTAGAAAATTTTATAGAGCAAACAGAGCCTTTTACAAATAGTCATCGTAAGATTTTTGTTCCAACAACTCCTACTGGTGCAGCAGTAACCTCTTATTTAAAAAGTGCAAATTTAATAAACTTTCAAGAGTTAAATGCTCCACTGCAAACTTTTGCTATAAGCACATACTATTATGCAAAAACTTCAAGGATTCAATCTATTGCCATTGGCTATGAGTATTCAAGTGGAGATCCAGCAGTAGTAACTTCAGTATTTGAAACTGTTACAGATATTGAATTAAATGACTGGATTCCAATTTCAAAAACATTTACATTTCCAACAAATGTTGATGCAGAGTTTAAAATTGTTTTTAAAATTATATCCTCTGATGGAGGAGTTTCAGGAGATTATGATGTTCAATTTAATGGAATTACCGTAGGTCAACATAGTGAAGAATTTAATGCAACATCATTAGGTCAAATAAAGGGAACTTTTCCAGTTGATATTAACTTGTCATTAAATGGAGTTATTGATGCAGACGCTTATGGACTTAATGCAGAAAAAGGATATTATGTTGTAGAAGATAATTCTTTGACTGCCAAAAATTTTGGTGTCCCTATTGTGTATGGTTCTGCTAGGGCTGTTGAAATAATTCCACACTCAGTAATTGTTGACTATAGAACTTGGGATCAAGTTGCAGATGAAAGTTGGAGTTATTGGGAAGAACAAGAGGAATCATGGACAGACGTCCATCTTTTTACAGATGAACAAGATTTAATTGTTAATACTAAACCATCTTTTATTTTTCCAGGATATGGATTTTTAAATGAATCTGGAAGAAATAACAATTACACTTTAGAGTTTTGGCTACAGGCAGATGTAAATACAACAGATGCAAAAAGAATTTTAGGTCCAATATCATCAACAGATGGCTTATATGTAAAAGATTGTTTCTTAACTCTTGCTATTGATGGAAACTTTGTTTCACATTATGTTGGTGAATGGTTTAGGCCAATGATTATTCATATTAAAATTATTAGAGATCAAGCAACACTTATGGTAAATGGAGAAGACGTTGGAACTCTTTTAATAAATACATCTACTATGATTTTGCCACCTGAATATTCTGTTGAAGATTCCACTAAGAGTAATGACTGGATTGGAATCTATGCTTATGAAACTCTTGTAGATCAAATTAAAATAGATTGTATTGCTATATATCCTTATTCTATTTTAAATAATGCTGCAAAAATTCATTATATTTTAGGTCAAGGAGTTCCATCAAAACCACAGATCGTAGATTCCTACTACGGAGGATCTACTGCAGAAATAGATTATTCTGTTGCAAATTATAGTAACAACGTTACTTTTCCAACTACTAGAGCCTGGAGTTCTGGATCAACAGATACATTGGTTCCAGATGTTGTAAGATTAAAAACGCCAAACTATGTTTTACCTAATTTTGTTTTGACTGGATCTTCTGGAACAAAAACTATAAAAGAATTAGAAGCCGACAACAAATTAATTCAAGATGAAACAAATAAATTTTTTACTTTAAAACCATCTAATGAGTGGACCGACAACTCTTATGTTTATTTTGAAAATCTTTCTTTTCTTTCAAACTCCTTAGACTCTATTGTTGGAACTTTTAAGGTTACTGAAGATGAAGATGGAACTTTGTTATTTTTGCAAAAAGAAAGTAGTAGTTTTAGTATTGAAAGAGAGTCAGGAAATTTAAAATATTTATTTAGACATAATCTTGCTTCAGGTGATCCATCGGTAGTAATTAAATCAGTAGCCTGCCCAGCAGGAATTTTTTCTGCGGGAATTCAAATATCAAAATTACTTGAAGAAAGTCTAGTAGATGGATTGTCTCAATTCTTTTCAAACCCCTCGTCATTAAAATTATATATTGGAAGCAGACCCAACTCATCAAACATGTTTACTGGCAATATCTACAAGGTATCTATTAGCACCTTTAAGCATACAAATACGATAAGCACATATTTTGAAGAAGATGGAACTGCAGATGCAGATGCTAATTTTATTGATCATGTTGGAAGTTATAGCATTTTTTCTTTTGAAGACTATGGTGGATTTTTCATTGATATTGCAACATTTGGTTATTGGGAATCCTATACTCCATTGTCGTCCCTTGCAAAAAACTCTTTAAATGTTTTAGAAGAAACAGTTTTAGACATTGATTTTATTCAATTTAATTTTGACTATCCATCACCATCAGAAACTCAAGATGAAGAAAGCGGAGAAGAGTCTGGATATTGGATAGACAATAGTGAATCAATTAACACAGACAATTCTAACGTAAGAGCCTATGTTACTTTTCAAAATATTTTAGAAAATGTTACACAAACAGATTTTGAATACACAACAACAATGCCAGCACTTAAAAATAGAATTCTTGATTTAAATGAAGAAGCAAATTGGGAAACAAAAAGGTTTGAAATTGTTGACAACTATTTAATCTATCCATCAAAAACAGTTGATTTTAATAATATTGTAATAGTCTATCTTCTAACATTTAAAGTTTTTGGCATTTTGCACAACCAAGTTTCTTTAAGAAAGTTGGAACTTGCTGCAAAAACTTTTAATGCAACAGTACCCAATCCAATAAATACCAGATATGCAATAGAGATAGAGCCATATGTTTTAGAGCAAGACTCTGGATCAACAGAATTATATGATTACAAAGCACAAAATCCTTATTTAATTGATAAGGAAAGTGCTCCATACCTTTACTTGACAAGAAAAAGCGGGATTGAATTAATAGGAGGAACAACCAACCTAGATCGTGGAATCTCTATTGATGTTAACCCAACCGAAATAAATCCTTTTTCTGTGAGTGCAATGCAATTATTTTTAAGATTAGATTTATGGGGCTTTCCACAAAACCCAGTTTTAATATTTGAAATAGAAAATGCTGTTGATACTTTGCAATTTTATATTCAGGCTAACTCATCAAATGCAGACAGAGGAAGAATTTTTGCAAAAACAAAATCTAATGACCTTCCTTATGGTTTAATTGATTATTATGTAGATGGACTGTACGTTTCCGACCCAACGCTTAGTATTCAAAGATGGGCAGTTTTAGGAATGTCTTTTCCAACCAACTTAAATTTTAATGCTTTTAATGGAAAAATTAACTTAAGAAATCTTATGACCTTTAATAACATTTCTTTTTATAAAGGAACAAAATCACAGTTAGAATTTTCCAATATTTACAGGTCTTGGGCAGAAGTTGAAGATGAGAGTTGGTCTTATTGGGATAATGGCACAAACGATTTTCTAGTTGCAGATTGGAACAATGTTTTAATTAAAAGAAGAGATAGTAGGTATGTTGTTAATGCTGGAGAAGTTTATAACAACTATACTGGAACAAATAAAATTATTATAGACGATAATGAAGGAATTTACCTAGAAACAGATGAAGTTTCTGTAATTCAAGACGCTATTTGGCAAAACTCTGTACTACCTCCAGCATAATATGGTATACTAATGGTTATGAGAGAGAAAAAACCAGGAGAAGTTGGTAAGTCCAAGATAAAACTTATTGAAAAAAACTATGACTGGGGTTTATATTTTTGGGAAAAACCCAATGGCAAGGTCTTTGGAGATGGTCACGGAAACCTTTTAAACATTCCTGCACGTAAAGGTGATCTTGAAAAGATCATGGAATTACGCAAAGCAGCAGAATATTGGGGTCAGCCAGAAGGAAAACCAGTTTTTCATCCTGGTGTAAACCGTGTAAGCGAAATGGAATACTCTGAGCAGATTGCCAGAATGAAAGAAGGACTTATTCCTAATATGAATGATTTGGGTGCGGTCCATGCAGCACAGCAAACAATAAAGGAGCATGGTTCCGATGATTGATGAAGAAGAGTACTATCTTGGTGCAAGTATTGACAATCTTAAAGACAAAGATGATGAATTTAAAAAGAACGATCCTTTTAATAAAAACTGGGATTTTATTAAAAATTTAAACAATCTTGATCAAAACTTTAAAAGACGAACTGCTCGTAACATTGGTAAAGCAGTAGATCCAAATTCTGCATATTTGGATAGCGCAAATGCAGTTCAGTCTGGAACAGACAACACAAAATCAAAGGCCATAAATCCAGGAACAGCAGTTAGAAATGGTTACGGACTTTTTGATGTAATTACACCTCCTTATAACCTTTATGAATTAGCAAACTATTACGATACATCTTTTGCAAACCATGCTGCTATTGACGCTAAAGTAGAGAATGTTGTTGGTCTTGGTTATGACTTTGTTGTTTCTTCACGTACCATGTTAAAACTTGAAAATGTTGAGGATGAGAATTCTCTTGGTCGTGCTCGTAAAAGAATTGAAAGAGCAAAGATTGAAATGCGTGATTGGCTAGAAAACCTTAATGATGATGACAGTTTTACAAAAATTATGGAAAAGATTTATGTAGATGTACAAGCAACTGGAAACGGATACATGGAAATTGGTCGTAAAGTAACAGGAGAGATTGGTTACATTGGTCATATTCCATCAACAACAATGCGTGTTCGCAGACTAAATGACGGATATGTTCAGATTATTCAGCCATCAGTTACATACTTTAGAAATTTTGGGGCAAAGAATCAAAACCCTGTAACAACAGATACAAGACCAAATGAAGTTATTCATTTTAAGCAATACTCTCCATTAAATACTTATTATGGAGTTCCAGATATTATTTCAGCCCTTGCTTCACTTATTGGTGATCAACTTGCGTCAAACTACAATATTGATTATTTTGAGAACAAAGCAGTGCCAAGATATGTTATTACACTTAAAGGTGCTAAGTTAAGTGCAGATGCAGAAGACAAAATGTTTAGATTTTTACAAACTGGCTTAAAGGGTCAGTCTCACAGAACTTTGTATATTCCACTTCCAGGAGATACTGAAAACAATAAGGTTCAATTTGAAATGAAGCCAATTGAGAATGGTGTTCAAGAGGGATCTTTCAAAGAGTATAGGCTTCAAAATAGAAATGATATTTTAGTAGCCCACCAAGTACCATTGTCTAAGTTAGGTGGGGGTGATTCAGGATCAATTGCAAACGCTTTAGCACAAGATCGTACTTTTAAAGAGCAAGTTTCACGACCTGCACAAAACGAAATTGCAAAACTTATTGGCAAAATTGTTCGTGAAAAAACTGACATTCTTGAACTTAAATTTAACGAACTTACGCTTACTGATGAAATTGCTCAGTCTCAAATTCTTGAACGGTATGTTAAGACCCAAGTAATGATGCCAAATGAAGCAAGAGAAAAACTTGGATTACCAATGATTAAAGATGGAGACACTCCATTTGAAATGACTCCAAGACAGGCAACAGATGCTAGAGCAAATTTAGCAGGGAACAGAGAAAGAGATTCACAAAGAGCAAACAATAATTCTGATAGCCCATCCACAATTGCTGGAAGAAATGCACAAGGCGAAGGCAGATCTTCTAGTTAATAAAAAGTGTTAAAATAGTTGGTATAATAGTAAGGATATGGATATCATTAATAAAGCGCATTGGAAATCGGATGGCAACAATCTTAGATTGTCTATGCCAATCTCAAAGATTGATCAAGAGCGCAGAATTGTTTCGGGATTTGCAACTCTTGATAATTTAGACAAACAAAATGACATTGTAACAAGCGATGCAAGCATAAAAGCATTCGCTGCGTTTAAAGGAAACATAAGAGAAATGCATCAACCATCTGCAGTTGGTAAGATGGTTTCATTTAAAGAAGACAAGTATTTTGATGCCGACTCAAAAAAGTTTTACTCAGGAGTTTTTGTTTCTGCTTACGTTTCAAAAGGAGCGCAAAACACTTGGGAAAAGGTTTTAGACGGTACCCTTTCTGGATTTTCAATTGGTGGAATTATGAATAAATGGGATGATGGATATGATGAAAAAGTTGATCGCCCAATTAGAATTATTAAAGATTACGATTTGTTTGAACTATCTCTTGTTGATACTCCAGCGAACCAATTTGCTAACGTTGTATCAATTGAAAAAATTGATGGAGTAAACATTATGAAGGGTGACATTGCCGACCTTGCCGTAGAAAATGTTTTTTGGGATAAAGAATCTGGATTGATTATGATTTCAGAAAATGATTTTGAATTAAGTCCTACAAGCGGAAGTCAAATGAAAAATATAGGTTTTGTTGAAAAGTCTGATACAGACAAAGATAAGATGATAAAGTTCTTAGTTGATAGTGCAAAAGGCATTAGTGCAATTAAGATGCAAAAGGAGGTAAGTCCTATGACAGA